GAAAGGAGCAGGATGAGGATTCTTCATCTCAGGACCAAACTTCCAAACACTAGCATAGTTAACAGACCTTCTAGGAAGTTTGGGACGCTTTGCTCCCTTACACAACCAATAGATTCTTTCATCAATCTGAGTAAACCTATATCCAGAAATCTCTGGACCACTACCCCTATTCCAGATAATCTCCTCCCTGATGTGCCACTTAGTTTTAGGCAACCATTGCCAAGGAGAAGTTGCATTACCCTGAAGATATCTAACCTTATGATTATAAAATAGAGAACCACCATCTTTGGTTTTATCAAACAGAACATTCAAAAGTTCAATCTGCTGCTCTTGATAAACATCTTCTGGAAGAGAATCATCAAACTTGTCATACTCAATTTTGCGAAACAAACCACCCCCAATCTTCTGTTTGTTGTATGGGGGTGAGGTTACTGTGCAATCAATAGAGTTATCATCAAGTTGTTTTGCCAACTCAATACAGTCTCCAGTTCTCAGGTCAATCATAGGGTCTCCAGTATTTTACCAGTGTAACACATTATTGGACTTTGATAAAGGGTCCAGACAGGTCTGCTTGACTAATGTTCATTTTTGATGACAAGAAGTAAGCATGAGTAACTAATTCTGCTAATTTCCCTTGACTTTTAGCATCAATAAACATTTTGATATATCTCAAAATTCTCAACTTACTTCTCAATTTAATTGCAAAATTTTTACCTGAAGGATTTGCAGATTGATCATCAAGTAAAAATGCTTTTTGAATGAATTCTTTTGGAGTGCATTTTTTGTCCATGTATGAAATTTTACCAAAATCTTTAGATATACTATCTTCATCAACTAGATTTTCAAAATATTCTTGCCAATATTTTAAATGAGTTTCATTGAATTTTCCATTCAGAGGAATGTTATAATTAATTTCTTCATTAGTGTATCTTTTAACCAATTCTGCCATTTTGGGAGCTGGAATTGCACCATTTCTTGCTGTAGCATTTACGTACTTTCCTTTATTAGTGGCGACTCTATCTCTTGGTTCTGTGGCATGGGCAGCAACACTAGAAACTTTACTTTCCCAAAAATACCTTTTAATGTATTTACCAGCTTTAAATTGTGCTTCAAATGTTAAAGAGTTTCCAGCAAAGTCCATTTCACTTCCCCTCTTTGTAATCTCCATATAAGTAAACATATTTCCAACAATGTCCCCATCATGAACCTCAATTCCATCTGGACCAACATCTATATTAGTTTCATATACATGAGATTCTGGTTCCGACTTAGTAGGTTTTTTTAAGGAAATACCAAGTAAAGATTTTTCCATTAATAACTTACCCAAATAAGCATTTACTGTTCCTACAAAAATTCCAGGATCTGTTATTTCATCTGTGAATTCTTTTTTAAGGAGAGTAATCATATTTTTTATAGATCTTTCTTCACTTGATTTTACCATATAAACATCAGTTGTATTCCAACTATCTTTTTTACCAGTAAATAATTGTTGTTGAGGTCTACTAAAACTAGACCAAATATAATCATAAATATCAGTTGTTTTTGTTGCAGGTAAAGTTTTAGTAGATCCCCCAAATCTTGCATATTTCCAAGAAGTGTCCTTATTACCTTCAGAATGTCCAAGATATTTAATTAATGCTTTTGCTTGTTTTAACAAACCAAGATACCATTCAGAATCCATATTTGGAAACTCAGTTTTCAAATCATTATAAAGAGTTAAATCTTGATTTGGAGTCAAGTCTGCTCCTTTTTCTATAGCATAATAGAAAACAACAATAGATGCTGCCTCAAAAAGATCTGTTTCAGTAGCCATTTATTTACAGTTTATTATTATCTATCGTCTTCTGAACGATGTTCTGAATAGAATACGCTAAACGCCCCCTCAGGATAACGTTTCATAAGTTTATCTACATTACCAGAAATCACTTCATCCAATGAAACCCCAAGTGCAATACAAGCCTGTGTAATATACCACATTACATCACCAAGTTCTATTATAAGATGTTCCTTATTATCTTGGTTCCAGGGTTTTCCCTGAAATAGCATTTTCTTAATTATTTCAAGAAACTCACCTGCTTCTGCATTCATTCCAACACCAGCAGTTAAAAGCCTTTCAATGTTTGCTCCCTTTTGGTCAAGTTCAACCATTCTTTCTGTTAAAGATAGAAAGTCTTTGGATGCATCACTAGTGACTGCATCTACAAATTCTTGATACTTTTTAAAGTCAATTTTTTTAGTCATAGTTTTATTCAGTAATAATTATACAATGAAAGGTTCTAATTCTGATTGGGGTAGGATTTTTTGTTCTGAAAGTTGTAAATCATCTTCTAATTTTACACAAGAGACATTTACTGTTTCAGGATTAATATTTTTAATTTGACGATATGTTCTGTTTTCTCCAAGTTCAACTAACATTATAGCATCTTTTATACTTGCACAATCAGAAATCTTTTTACCATTTTTATCAAATACAGAATAATAATTCAAAACTTAAATCCCTCAAATGATTTTTTAGATTTGTGTTCTTCTTTATCATTATACTCTTCTTCTTTACCAGAGTCAAGAATATCATCCTGTGCTTTTTGCTCACAATCATAAAGTCTCATCTTTGCCCTATCAATACCAACAATGAACCTTTTGTTGATAGTGGGATCATTGTATCTATTCTTAAGTTGTTTCACCATAAGTTGTCCCAATTGCTCCAACTCTTCTGTACTAATAAGGGCAAACATAAGATCAGCAGTAGCAGGGAGACCAAAGGATTCACTAGTATCAGTAAGTTCAACATCAGAGTTGCCATAACCACTACGAGTAGTTTGGGTAGCAGAGACAATGGGAACATTAAATTCCACTGCCAATCCTCTAAGTTCCTCTGCAATTGCTTTAACATAAGAATAAGAATTGACAGAAAAGTTTGACTTATACCTTGATGACCCACAAATATTAAGGTAATCAATAAAAATAATATCAGGTCTAAATGACTTCTTAAGAGATAATTCATTTAACAAAGACTTGAAGTGTCCTACATGTGCAGAAGCAGTTGGATACTCTTTAATGATAAAAGTTCCTTGAGTTTTCTTAGCAATATTATTTACCTTAGTATCAAACATTTGCTTAGATAACTCAGTAATATCTTTGATATTTACATTCAAGAGGTTCGCATCAATTCTTTCAGCAATCCTGTCCTCAGCCATTTCAAGTGTAATGTAGAGAACATTTTTCCCCTGCAAGAGGATGGAGCTAGCCATATGGCACATGAATAAACTTTTCCCGACACCTGTGCCAGCAAGAGCGATATTGAGAGTCTTGTTAGGCAGACCACCTTTTGTAATTTTGTTGAAGTATTCAAGATCAAATGGGATTTTGTTTTCTTTTTTGTGATAGGATTCATATCTTTGTTCATAGTCATTTAGATAATCATGTCCAATGTGATTGTCAAAACTTACTGAAAGTGCACTCTGCAAAATAGAAGGAATAGAATCCCTAGATTTTTTTTCATCTTGACCATCAGCAATCTTAATAGATTCCATAAGAGCAAGATAAATTGCACGATCTCTACACCACTTTTCTGTAGTATCAACCATCCAATTCATTTCTACTGGTGAATTATCAAGTTTTGAAATATAATCACAAATTGTACCATAAGTATCTTCACTAATATCAGTTCTTTTTTCTGTTTCAATTAATAAAACTTCCTTTGTTGCGAGATTATCATAAGCAAGAATAAAATTACAAATTTCCTCAAAAACTACTTTTTCGTGAAAATTCTCAAAGTATTCATTTTTAAGAAAAGGTAAAACTTTTCTACAATAATCATTATTAAAAAGCAGATTTCTAAGAATTGTAGTTTCTATTTTTTCCATCAATTACTCCTAAGGATTTTTTTTATGTTGAGGAACATCAAACACAAAAGTAATTCTTGAATCATCTCCTATATTCACTGCACTATGTGGTTTTTTATTATTAAACCAAAATAGTGTTCCAGGTTCAACTATAACAGATTCATGCTCCACTGTATACTTATACCTCCCCTGAATTGAAAGGTGATATCTATCTTTACTTAGATAGTAAGTTCCTTCATCTATGTGAAATCCAACTTCTTCTCCTACAGGTAAAGACAAAAAAGCACATCTACGATATTTTTTAAAATACTTATTTAAGATTTTAAAAATCTCAGTATGATTATCATATGCTGGAGTCTTAATGCACAATTCAGAATTAAATGCCAAATCTCCTGGAGTTTTTACTACACCCATTATCAATTGAAGAACATCAACTGTTGTTTTATATTTTGCTGAGTCTACTTGTTCAGTTTTAGATAATGACTTTTGAGAACCCCAATCTTCAGAATGTTTTTGTAATTGTTCAATGACTTTAGAAACATCAATATGAGTTTGAATAATTCTAATATTATCCATAACTGAATTCTTTTTGTGCTGTTTCATCAAGTGCCTGCATTACTTCAGCATTAAAATATTTTTCTGGGTCTTTGAGAATTTCTTTGGCATAAAGTTTTTTACCACCAATCTCATAACGCCCTGCTACATTTTTCCAAAGTCCACCAAGTTCACCAAGCTCAAGAAGACCATAGTACTTATCAAGGCCACGCTCATCATAAAATAAACGAATTTCAACATCTTTATTTTCTTTGCTTAATCTTGATTTATGTGTTTTTGCTTTAATGATATTACCAATAACTTCTGTTCCATCCTTTTCCTTCTTTTTACTAAGATAGATGATAGATGATGCAGCATATTTCAGACCACTGCCCCCACCCATATCCTTTGTAGGGACATAAGCACCAATCACATCATATGTGTGATTTGTAACTAACATTGGTATTTTTGCTTGACCCAACTTAAGAGTCAACATTCTAAAAGCACCCTTGATGAGTTGAGATTTAGTCATATCTCTAACTTCCTTATCATTTAAAGCATCATTAATCTCCTTACTAGTAGAAAGCATTCCCAAAGAATCTAATACAAATATACAAGGATTCCTTTCTTCTTCCTTTTTCTTCAAGTAGATATCAACTGCCTTGAGTGTTTTGGTGCGAAATTCTTCTACAGTAACTACATTGATAACCACCAGACGAGTTGTGTCAATTCCCCTGCTTTCCAAAAGGGATTTTGTGATTGCTGCTTCAGTATCAAAATACAAACAATATCCATCAGGATGACTATCAAGAAAATTCTTAACGACTGCCAAACTGAAGAAAGTTTTTCCTGTGCTGCTTTCACCTGCAATTGCAGTAATTTTGTTACCAGAAACCCCACCAAAGATAGAACCAGATACAAGAGCATTAAAAATGTATGAACCCGTATCCACATATGTTTCAGTCTCATCAATGTCTGCCGCAATAGAGGCATATTCCCCTCCTACTTCTTTTACAATATCTTTTAAAAAATCCATAATTATACAAAAAATGATGATAGGGTATTTGTTTTTTCAGTTTTCCATCCAATACATTGAAGAATAGTTTTTAGAGGTTCAAGAAAACTTTTATCAAATTGAAGTTCATAATCAATATATTTACTAAGATTTAATTCTTTGGGAAATTGTTGAATAAATGAAATTACATTTTCATGTAGTGGATTTGCTTTTTTCAAATAACAGAACTTAATTTTTTCCCCATTATTAATCATTGGGTATTTATTGTCCAGTTTATTATTTTTGATATAGTAATTATACAGCAAAACTCCTCTTATGTGAATAGGAGTACCCTTTCCATAGATAGCATTTGCTGATTTATACTTATTAATATTATTAGCAGTTCTTGGGAATGAAATTTCTTCTGGAGGAAGATTATAAAACTTACTTCTACTAGTATTAATAAACTCAATCATATCCTCTTCTGTTTTAGTCATAATAATTTTGAATGCTTCTTTAATCATAGTCCTACATGGAGAAGGAGTAGAAGACTTAACTGCTTCAAGTCCCATAATTTTAAGTTTAGGTTCAGAATACCTAACACCTTCAGAGTCCCAAACATTAAGAATATATCTTTTCTTAGCTGTCCAAATTCCTCTTTCTGCAATATTCTCCCTCTTCATCTGCATCTTTTGGGCATAGGCATTTACATAGTCTGCCAATTCTTGGTAAGAACTTTCAATATAAGGTTCAAGTTCCATTTGACAGATCTTGTCAAGGAACCCCACAATTTTCTCAGCAGTTTTCTCTCTTCCCTGGTATACAGTTTCAACCAAAGGACCCATGTTAATGTAAATAGAATCAGTATCAGAAGCAATAACATAATCAATATCCTCAGTTTTAAGAAGTTTATTTAAATACTTATTTACTTTACATTCAATCCAACGAATTGAAACTTGACCAGACAGAGTTACTGCCTCTGCATTTTCTATACGAAAATATCTAAAATATTCATTACCAACTGCACCATAAGCAGAGTTGAGAGAAATCTTCTTTGCCATCTGAATATTATTACATCTTGCAATTTCTTTCATAAGTTCTACAGTAGGAGTTTTCTCATACTGCTGCTTTGCTTCAAGCATTTTCTGCTTATAGATGACACGATCCATATACATCTTTTCCATCAATTCTGGAAGAAATCCTCTGATGTCTTTTTTATACTGGGCACCATTTGAACATACAGTATAAGGATAATTTTCTGGGATTTTAATTGATTTATTCAATAACTTATCCACGGAAACACCAGGAAATTTTCCATCAACAAGTGTTTCTGGTGAGATATTGTACTGCATGATCAAGTGAGGATAAAGCGAATTTAAATCGAAACTTACAACCCATTCATGCTTACCCACAATGGGATCCTTTACATAAGCACCTTCAAATCTTTGATCCTTCTTTGTATCCTTTTTAAAAGGAATCACAATGTTTTTAGATCTCAAATAGTTATAGATGATAGAGTCCCACATTCTAACTTGAAAAAAGACATCACTAAAATTACCTTTAGCATCAAATGCCATAGTAATTGCAAGTTCAATGAGGCGCATTTTATCCTCAAGTCTATCTACCAATTCTACGTCAACAATATTATACTCTACGAATTTTTGCCAATTTTTTGTATAAAACTCTTTAAATGTATCATACTCTGAGTGATCTAATTTCTTTTGACCAAGTTCTACTTCTGCAATATAATCCAATTTATAGGATTCTTGTGTTTTATATGTAAACTTTTTATATAATTCAAGATAATCAAGAATTGTAATACCAGCAATATCAACTTTTTTTTGAAGTCTCCCTGCAATTACCAATTCAGATTCAGTAACTATTCCCCATGGAGAAAGTTTCTTTATTGTTTTTTCTCCAAATATTTTAGAAATTCTTCCACAAAGATATGGAACATCATAAAGATCACAGTTCCATCCAGTGATAACATCTGGAGGATTAGAATCCCAATAAAAAAGAAACTTATCAATTAAATCAGTTTCATTTTTACATAAGATATAATTAACGTTTTTTTGAGTATTACTAAAGGGTTTTACACCCCAAGTAATAATATTTTTTGTATTGTAATCTTGAATAGAAATTGTAAGCAATTCTTCTTCGCAGTTTTGTACATCTGGAAATCCATTTTCAGATGCAACCTCAATGTCAATTGTAATTAACTGAATCTTACTAATATCAAATTTTATTGATTCTTCTGGATAATTATCAGAAATATATTGATTAATATATCTTGTATTGCCATACAAAATAAAATTTTCTATATTTTTATGTCTATCTATAAATTCCCTAGTTTCACGAATGGTTCCAGGTTTCAGTTCACCTACATAATTGCCATCTAAAGTTTTAAAATTTGTTTTTTTATTTGTACTAACATAGAGTGTAGGATAAAAAGGTTCCCTATTCTTAAAATGATTTTTCCCATCAAATCCCCTAGTAAGAATTTCATTTCCTACTAAAACGACATTAGTATAAAACTTCATTTAATAGCCTTCAAATAAAGTTCAATAATATCTGGTTTGGGATCAACTATGGTAAAAATAGAATCTGAATGAATTTTAAATTCCCTCTGGTCAGTAAAGGAAGGCCATTTTTCAAAATATTGTTCACCATCAACATTTTGCTTTAAAATACATGGATTGACTAATTTACAATCTGGTTCCCCAACATCTGCCTCAGGAACTTCATGTACTTCTGTTACTAGAACAGCATCATTCTTCAGGATTAAGACTTTTAGATTTGTCATTTACATGCTCCAAATAAGATTCTTTTACTTCATCAAAGGGTTCTAAAATAGAAACTACCCAATCACAAGGAATTGGAATTTCTTTTTGTTTAGATAGAGGAACATATGGATAATAAGTTACACTACTAGCGTTTCCATTTTCACCTTCATTAACTCTAGTCACGAATGGATTGGTAAGGAGATATCCAATTACCTTTTCCCCAGACATCATTTCTTTTACATCGGCAATCACATCTTCATATGATTTAAGAACCAAAAGTTTAACTGACATAATTTGTAATCCTAAGCAAATACAGTATAGCAATAAAAATGGGAGGTGTCAATCTGGGTTTTGCCAGATTACCTCCCTTATAGGCAACAATAGTTAATGGGCAGCCCCGCAATATTATTTAGAACCAGACTTTCTTTTTCTGATGCTCTGGAATAATGCGTGTGAGTTTAATCACAAGAAGACCATCATCAAACTCAACTTTGGTGACTTCTACATCATCAGAAATCGTCCATACTCTGGCGAATGACCTTTTTGCAAGTCCCTGATGTAAATATTTACCATCTTCTGTGGAGTCTTTTTGACCCTCCACAAATAACTTATTGTTTTCTGTATAAACTGAGATTTCTTTTTTGTTGAATCCTGCAAGAGCAATCTCAACTCTTGTGGCAGTATTACTTTCTTTAACTACATTATATGGTGGATAGTTTGACTCTGTTTGATGTAGAGAGTTAAACCGATGAATCCATTCATCCATACCAATGGAATATTTGTCAATATCATTGAGAAACTTCTCAATGTTTCCAGTATTATATTTTGCGAGTGTTTGATACATAATCTTTCTCCTTTTTAAGCGAGTTTGTGTTTTATGGACCCCTAAGGCATCCAATACTAATTATAACAGATCTAATAAAAAAGGGGATGTGGAATCCCCTACAGAATTATTCAGTTTCCTCTACTTTTTTCTTTTTAGATCCAATATTATATTTTGTCTCCAAAGTCCAATCATTTTTTTCTTTATATGAAAGAACTTTAATTTGATTGAGAGGTGCAACATCAGAAATTTTGCTCACATCTACAATGCTAATTAATTCCCAATCAGCAAGCAATTGAGCAATTCTATTTCTTCTTTGAATATCATTGATAGTAAGATTTGCATGTTTACCATCAAGAGCAAATAATTCTTTGAAGTGAACCAAGTAATATCTACCCTGCTTGTGAAGAATATGGCAGGACTGATAGATCTTCTTTTCTTTCCTAGATGCTACTCCAATTCTAGTAAGTGTCTCACGAACCTTTAGAAAATCATCAGGCTCACTAAGAATAACTTCTACCATTTGGTCCTGAGACCAATTCACTTCGGGTTCTTGGATGACACTCATTTTATTCCTCCAATTTCAAGTTTCTGTTTAATAAAATTAATTTGATCATGTGTCAGAATTTTCAAAGCTTGTTCTGCCTTTTCATTATTATATTTATAGTATAATTTGACTACATCGAGATCTTTAATTTTATCTCTACGAATCCAAGGAGAAAATCTTTTTTTAGTTCTAAGAATATTTATAAAAAAATCATACTGCAATTTTTTGTCTAATGAGTTATTAATGTTCATCTCATTAACATACATCAAACAATCAATATGTCCAGAAAGACATTTGTTTATAATATAAGGTGCATAGTCAGTTTTAGATGATGGATCTTCATCTATGATATTATTCTTGGTTTGGTTGATTGAGTTCAACCAATCCTTTAATTCGTATTTCATAATTTAATACACCTTACTAATTGCTCTACTCTTGCCCCCTGGGTATTGAAGAGGTGTTTTCAAATTTCTCATCATGTAATATTTGCAAAAGAATGGTTTTAATTAAGTCAATGTCATTTTTAATTTCACTAAGTTCTTCATGTATATCTTGGTGATGAAATCTTAGTGGTCCTTGTATCAATTTACTAAATGTTTTCTTTTTCATTTAAATTTACACTCACACATAATTTCTGTTAATGCTGCTAGAAGATTGATTTCATGATCTGCTACAAATGCCGATTGGTATTGATATTTTGCCACAATAAGAACACAAGCAGCAATACTGGGACCATCCAGATGTTCATATAGAGCATCATACACCATACGAAGAATACTACTGGCATCATTATCAAGATTGGCAACAATCCATTTACGAACTTCCGAAAAGTTCTTTTCTTTGAGATGTTTAATGAGATCATTTACTTTAATATCAGAGAAAGTGGCAAGAATTGCGGAGTCTATTTTACCAGATACAGAATACCTTTGGCATTCATTTAAAACTCTCCTCCAATCAGGAAAGTGTTTGTTGATTAACTGAATGAGAACTTTATCATCTGCTTCAACTTTTTCTTGATCCAGGATCTTTTTGAGTCTCTCAAAGAACTTTGCTGCAATTTTTGGTCTGTCTTTGGACTTAATACCAAACTCAACAACTGCACATCTGGAGTGAAGGGGTTCAATGATTTTGTTTTTGTAATTACAGGTAAAGATGAATCTGCAGTTGCTATAAAATGCCTCAATATTTGCCCGTAAGAGGAGTTGTACATCGTTTCCTGTGTTATCACACTCATCAATGATGATAACTTTATGTTTGTCAGTTGCTTGAAGTGATACGGTCGAAGCAAAGTTCTTTGCCTGGTTTCGTACTGTGTCGAGAAATCTTCCCTCATCAGATCCATTAATGACATAAAAATCAACTCCTAATTCATTACATAGTGCTTTTGCTACTGTTGTCTTACCAACTCCAGGAGGTCCAGCAAGTAACAGGTTTGGTATTTGTCCTTGATTCACAAAATCCTGAAATGTTTTTTTAATACTTTCAGGAAGAATACAATCTTCAATTTTCTTTGGGGCATATTTTTCTACCCACAAGAAATCATTTCTCATAATTTAAATCCATTCAGGTTTTCGTTCTGGCATACGAAGATAATTAGATGCAACCCAAGGTTTGGATGCAATGTACATCTTGTAAGCAGTAAAAGTGTCAATGCTTTCATCAAGTTTATATTCATCTGGCATAGCACGAGCAAATGAGGTCACTTTAGTAATCTTACCTTTGGGGAAAATATAATAGGCATCTACAAGTGTCTTGTAGCAAGAATGTGTTTTATTATACCTCAAAGTATATTCATCACACAAGTTCATACCCCACTTAATTAACCAATAGGCATTGTCAATAGTTTCTGCTGCCCATCTTGTACAGGGGTGATTACGAAATGCCCCCTTGTCTGTCTTGTAGGGAGTTCCATCTGCCTTGGGTAGAGTTCCATATCCATGTCCCCATTTCTCTGATGCTACAATGGAGAGCATTTGGCAGGTCTCTAAGGGCATTTTGACTATGTGTTTGTCAGGAAGACAAGTGGCGCTTTCTGTAGGAAATGGGGATGTGACAAAGATATTCATTCAAAAGTGGAATCAGGTTCAAGTGCAATAAAATAGTTAAGATTATATTTCTCATTAGTAAATTTAGAAATACATTTTTTAGAAATTACAACATCATAAGATCCTGGAATAATTTTAATATTCTCAACCTTAAAATTAAAAGTAAATGTGGCATCAGTCTCACCAACAACAATTGAATACTCATTAGTAGTATCATTCTTCTTATCACGAACAACAAGACTAATTACTCCATTTGCACCAATAGCAGATAAATCTGGAAGTTGATATACTGCAGATGCTTTAATTAGATTATTAAGATGAGAATTATCTAACTGGAAACATACATCTTGACTTGGAAGGGAAATGCCTTTTTCTGGAGGAGATATAATTACTTCAGGATCAGCAAAGAAATATTTTACTTTTCTTTTACCTTCTCTAATAACAAGATAAGAGTCTTCTGCGAAATCAAGATCAGGATCTTGATGTAAACCAATACCATTTAGAAATTGGTTAAGATCATAGATTGCAAAATCTTTTGGAAAATTTTCTTCTACATCTGCTTCAGCAAGAATATTTTGCATTACTGAGATAGTACGAAGCTTAGTTCCTTGCTTCACCAAAATAGACTGATTAATAGAAGAAAAGTTTTTAAGAATGTTGAGAGTAGATTCAGAAAGTTTCATAGTTTTAAATTTTATTTTTTCTCAACAAGATTGAGATGATTAATTAATAAGATAGTATAATGCAACACCTTAAATAAGTCAGCACGAGGAGTTCCTTTAGTGTCATACCTATCAATGTATTTTGTAACATTACCTGCACAAAATCCTTCTCTTCTATTGTGCTTAATCTTATCCAAAGTTTGTTCAGTACCACCACCAGTTCTATCTACATAATGTTGATTATAAGTTCCTGCGATATATTCTTGCAGTTGTTTTAGAATTTTATCCTCACTATATTTCCAAAAATGATTTTTATTTGAATCATCTATTGGATCTTTTATTATTAGAGGAAGGGAATAATAGTCTTCAATGTTAGTTTTTTCATCATCAGGACCAAACATAACAAAAATCATAGGTTACTTCTTAAGATGATAGCAGTAAATTCAATCAACGTCAAGCATAACACTAAATCCTTTTCTTTTCTCAAACTTAATTGTTTGATCAAATTTTTCTAAAAGGTCTTCTACTTTATGAGATATTACAAAAGTATTAGAATCTTTAACTACACATTTAATAATTTTTGTAAAATAATCAGTTCCTGCTTCATCTAAAGAACTGTCAAAAACTTCATCAAGAATTAATAAATTAGTATTAATTGAATTTTTTACTTTAGCAACTTCTCTCCAAGTAAACAGAAGAGCAAGATCTATTCTCATTTTTTCACCCTCAGAAAATGATGAATACGAAAAATCTTCATAAATTGGATTTAAAGCTTTCTCATTAAATTCTTCATCTAAAGTAAAGTTTACTGGGAAGTCTAAAATCTCCAGATATTTATTTAAATTGCTATTAATAACTGGTAAATATTTTTTAATAATTTTAGATTTTGCTCCATCATCTTTAAGAAGTAGACTAATAAATTCGTAGTTTTGCAACTCTTCTTTTTTAGTTGAAGTATTTTCTAAAATTAAATCTAAAGATTCTTTTAAAGACTTTAACTTTGCATGTTCAATATTTGCATCTTTATTTGAGGATGTAAGTGTTTGAATTTCTGATTCAAATTCTTCGATTTGCTTTCTAAGTCCAGAAATTTTAACGTTGTTAAAATTAATTTCATTGTTTAAATTTGATACCTCTTTGCTGAATGTTATAAAATTTTGTTGTTTTTGAGATTCAATTTCAATTGATTGTTGAAGATCTTTTTGAGCTTGTTGAATTTCCTTTGCTTTGTCTTCAATAACAGCAACTTTATTTAACCTAAATTCTTCTTCAATAGTTTGTGTGCAGGTAGGGCAAACCCTATTATCTTTAAAAAACTTATGATCTTCTATTAGATTAGATAATTTTTGCTCTATCTTGGCATTAAATTTTTCCAACTTAATTAATATAGAATCAGAATAAGCAAGTTCTTCTAAGGAATTTGTTTTATCAAGAACCTTTACTTGAATATTTTGATTTTCTAATGCAAGTTGATCTACTTGTTCTACAATAGATATAATTTTTTCCTTTTTATTATCAACATCTTGAGTTCTTCTTTTATTAATTTTTTCTATAAAATTCTCTTGAGATTCTATTTTGTCTTCTAAATTTTCTTTTTTATAAGATAATTCTTTTAATTCATCTTTAATTTCTTTTATTTTGATTTTAGATACATCATTCATTACTGAGAAAACTTTAATATCTAATAAGTCTTCAACAACTTCTCTTCTATGTTGAGAAGATAGTTGCATGAATGGAACAAAATTGGAGGACCCAAGTATTATAATTTGAGTAAATGATTTATAATTTAATTTCAAAAGAGATTGTTCTAACCACTTTTGCTGATCATTAGATGATGATGACTGATCAAATAAAACTCCTTCTCTATAAATTTCAAAAAGAGTTGGTTTCATACCTCTTTTAATTGTGTATGGTATGCTATCTACAGAAAAATCAATCTCAACTAAACAATCCTTTTCGTTAATGCTATTAATTAATTGATTTTTATTAATTTTTCTGAATGGTTTATTAAACAGAACAAAGGTAAGAGCATCTAAAATAGTACTCTTACCTGCTCCATTATGTCCAACTATCAAGGTTGATGTGTTTTTATTTAATTTAAGTTCTGTCCAATGGTTTCCTGAACTTAAAAAATTTTTATACCTTAGGTTCTGAAACTTTATCATAATCTGGAGGAACTACAATGTCATCTGGGGTAATTATAACATAACCATAATTCAAATGGTCGCAAGCCATAATTGCAATATGAGGATTAACCTCGGTGATTTCCATATTTGGATAATCTAATTCTTCTAGCATAGAAAGATATCTTTGAGCATCATCTTCTTCTTCAAACATAAAGAGAATCTTTTCCCCATCTATGTCTTCTACTGCAAATGCTCCTTCTTGAGTTCTTCCTACTATTGTTAGTATGTACATTTTACATTTGGAATGACTCTTGATAAATTGATTGTATTAAGTCTTTAATCCTAGTTTTATTTAACTGAATTTCAGATTCATCAACATACCTTTTAAGCAAAGAAAGAGTATCTTCTTGTTCCATCAATTCATCATATTCAAAATTTTGATTTATATTTACATTTTCTATTATTTTAAGATCATAAGGTTGTGTTTTGATTAAGGAATCAAGAAATTTATCAAACTTTTTTTGTTCTGTTTTATTCTTAACCACCAATTTAACAATACATCCAGTGTATTGATTTAAATTTTTTTCTGGAGATTCTTCATCATAATTACAAATTTTAAACATTTCAAATGGATTATTTATTTGTTGAATATCTCCTGTTTCTGTGTCCCAAATAGTAAATCCCCTAGAATCTCCATAATCATTCCAATATAATTGATATGGATTCCCCAAATAATAAATTTTACCATCATCACTTCTAGTATGATAATGTCCAGAAAAAACTTGATTAAATTTATTAAATATTGATTTATCTTTTCCTTCATCTTGCAAATGTCCTCTATGAGCATAGAACCCTGCCAATTCCAAGTGACCCATAGCAACCTTTGCTGAGGTATTTTGAATTGCTGCTAAGGTCTCAGACTCACCTTCTGGAGTGATCCAAGGAATGAATAACACTTCTTGTTCACCAACTTGTACATTAGTTGGTTTAGTGTACAAGTTGATGTTCTTATAATCACCAATCAATAATTCAGGACTGTTTAGTTTGGTTGTATTCTTATAAAAAATATCATGATTTCCCAAAATCATATGAAGATTATATTTTTTTAAGGGTTCAAAAACTACTCTCCTAGTCCACTCAATACTCCAGTAATCAGTTGTTCTACGATTATCAAATATATCTCCTAAATGTATAACTGTATTAATTTTTAATTTTTTTAATGTGGGAAAAAATATTTGATTGTAAAATTTTTCAAAGTAATCATGAAATATTTGACTCCCTTTTTTAAAATTATAATGTGTGTCAGTTATGATTGCAACTTTCATAAAAATCTATAATTGATATTATCTTTAATGTTATTCATGTTAGAAGAACAATCTCCCATATCTGATATGTCTGCAGTAAAAACTTCATCAAATCCAGATCTTTCTATGATTTTAGTTTTAATTTCAAGTTGCTTTTTTTCTTTAGCAATTCTTCTTAGAAATGCATAATAAACAATTTGAGTAAAATATGCAAATGGATTTGTTCTTTCTACATCAAAATTATCAATATATTGTACACAATTTTCAATTCCATCACAAACCATATCATCCTTAAACATATAATTGACAAAGTTTGGTTTATATGATAAGTGCGTAGCAATCTTAAGAAAACACTCACCAAGATAATTTGGAATCCTTGGTCTTGGTAATTCTTTTTCTTTAGCATTAACAACTAGTTTCTTATACTCAAGAAGAGCTAGATGAAAATCTTTATTACTTACATAATGCTCTGATCTTTTTTTACCTTTAGCCATTACTGCTAACATGAAATTATTTTATAAGTATTTAAATGATAACATTATTATGAAGTTTTGACAAGTAGTTGACAAGTTTTAATTATTCAACTAAAATAACTCTGTAGGGTTTCAAGAAAAATAATAACTAACTATTATTATAAGTCTTCTCTAAAGACTTTCTGGCATCATTTACTTTAGAAATAAATCCCATCTTTCTGTCTATTGTCATTTTTGAATTTGATTTATTAAATTTATGATATATTTTAATAATCTGTTCATTGTTTACTTCTGTCATAGTGATAACCTTTGACATCTCAATAATATACATATCATCATCTGGAATATTCATCCAAGGTTCCACCTTATAACCATAGATCATGCCAATTTTATTACGCACTGGAGTAATGATAACAGGATTATCAAGAATTAAAAAGGTTCTTTCTTCCTCTTCGGAAACAGAAACCAGTGCAAATATTTCTTCACCAGATACCAGCTTGATTGCTGAATAAAATTCTTCTTCTATCATTTGTTAAAATTTATACTAATTATTTCATAATCAAAATTTTCTTCATTGTAGATTTTAATTCTCTCAACTAAATGATTTAAAGTATAATTTCTTTTACCATTGTGAGTTATATCATCTGCAATGTCGTATAATGTTGCTGAGACTTTTTCTTTTCCTTTCCTAAGAACTCTACCTATAGATTGTAGGTTTCTGATTCTAGATTTGCTTGGTGATGCGAATACAACATTGTGTAAGTTTCTAATATTGATACCTGTACTAAAAGTGCCATAAGAAGCAACAATAATTGCATTTTTTTCCTCCTCTGTTATTTTTCTAACCAATTCTCTTTCTTCAGTATCAACTCCACCATGAATGAAAAAAACTTTTCTATTTTCACTTACATTATTATTTATGAGATCATAAAGTGGTTCACCATGAGTGGAAACCCTATTAAAAAGAACTAAAGTATTTCCTTTTAAATCTAAAACTAAGTTTTTAATAAATTTATTTCTTTTATCATTTGAAATTAAATATTGCACCTCTTCTTCATAATCATTAATTTTTTTTCCTTCATGTTTTAGTAATAAAACTTTAATATTTAATTTAGATAGATATCCTTTTTTGATAAGTTCATCAGTCTTAATCAATTTGTATGTTGGACCAAACAAACCTTCAAGTACAAGTTTGTGAGTTTGAGTTCCATCTAATGTTCCTGTAAATCCAAATCTATATTTGGTGTCTAGTAATTTAGACATAATACTAATTAAAGATTTAGATTTAAATTGATGAGCCTCATCTCCAATTACAACATCAAAATTTTTAAAAAAAGACTTATCTAATTTGTATATTGATTGCCAAGTTGATATAGTAACCTGCTTGTCTGATACTCTTTCATTGCCTCCATAGACTCTGTGGCAGTGTTCTTCTGCACTCCAACCATAGTCATCAAAGTCCTTATACATTTGCTCTACAAGGGATGTGGTAGGCACTACAAGAAGTATATTCCTTTGTTGTTCCGTAAAATATCTAACTATAGAATAAATCATCAATGATTTTCCAGAAGCAGTTGGAGAAACTAAAAGTTTTCTGTTATATTTTAATGCATCATAAACTCCTTTTATTTGATAATCTCTTGGTTCATGAGAACAGATACTTTTCATATAGTCTTCAACACCCTCTAATGAAATAGAATCATTCATATCTCCAGGAAGACCATAAAATTTACTATATTCTAGTTCAAATTTATACTTATGATTTTCGCAAAAATCAATTAATTTATCTAAAAGACCAACATAGATTTCTCCAGTTTGAATATTAAATAAACGAATTTTTCCATCCCAATGCTTAGTTCTGTATTGTGGCATAAATTTTGCCCCAGGAACATCAAAAGTAAATTGATCACTTATTTCATATTTGATATGAGCATCACATTCTACTTTTAAATATACTTCATTTTTTTTTGAAATAACTAAATCAGACATATTATGTTCCAGATTGAAATCTTAAAAATTCAATTGAGTTTTTAATTTGATAAGTTCTATTGGAAATCATTTTTATAATTTCTTCAAGATATTTTAATATTACATCATAATAATCAATTTTAAGTAAAATTTTATTTAAGTGTTCATCAGCATCTAAGTATCTTGATAAACTTTCTTTGTCTCTGATTTTATATGGAAAGGGTTCCTCTTGATAAACTTCTGGTTCCGCTTTTCCATTATAGAAATTTGATCTTTCTAATTTTTTTACTTTATAAGTAATTAATGATTGCTTTTTTAATAATGTAATGTTATTATAAATTTCATAATATTTTGAATGTAGTGGTGAAATATTTAAAGATTCATTATGAAGATCATCTATATTAATTTCTGAATCTTTTTTCCACATCATTTGAATTTCATCAAGAGAGATCATAAAGGTGTTCCTATTGCATCAACTATTTTGTAATAAGTGTATTTAAAATTTACTTCTGCTGTAAAATATCTAATATCTTCCTCTGTTGCATCAAATTGTAATGTTGAAAGATATGTAGGGTACATTCCATAATAAAGAACCTGAGCACTAGTAACATAATTGCTGTTTAAAATTTGAAGAGTACCATCTGATTCTTCATAAAATCTTGCTCTTGCTAATCCTGGTATGTTGTCGTTGTTAGCACTTTCTTGTAAATCATCATATTGCTCTAGACTATATGGAAACCCAAGACCCCTCATCCAATTTTGAATTTCCATATAATTTTGAAGATTTTCATCTACTAAAAATCTTAAATTAAAATCTTCAAAATTCATTTTATCGCCTGGAATGTCAATGTTTTTACCATAACGAGTCATAATTGCAGATCCTAAAGTAATGGAAGGAATATTTGCTGAGTTTGCAAAAAAGTCTACTTTAGGTGCTTTTTGTAATTTAAATTTGAAACCAACTGGAGATAAAAAGTTTCTATTTCCTGGTTGATTATCCCAAGGATTTGTTGCCATTTTTTGAACTATTTATTCTCATAAAAAAAGGTCCCTTTTGGGGACCTTTGGGAAAGAGTTGAAAAAACTCACATGAGGTTTTTAACTTGTACTCTTCTGTAGTATCTGTTTGTGTTCTGTTGGATTCTACCAAGACCTTGATCAGTACCTTCTGCATAAGGGTTTGCAACCATACCATATCTGGTCTTAAATCCAATTTTAGGTTGGAAGTTATCTTGACCAACTGCACGTACCATTTGGAGAGGCACATATGGGCAGTAGAAGATACCAGCATCATAAGGATTGGTTCCTTTATACCCAACAACATAATACTGTTCAGCAGAAAGGTTTGCTGAGAAAGGATCAATATAAACCTTGAACTTGCCATTGAGAATACCAGCAAAGGTATTTCCAGTGTCATCAACATTCAAGTTAGCATTGAGTGCAGGAGTGTAATCAAGAAGACCTGCCATTGTGAGTGCAGAAGCAACATCAGCAGAACAAAGGATTACATTGCCCTTTCCTCTTCTTGTTCTTTGAGCGATTGCATTAGCATCTCTCTCAAGTTGGAACAGAAGACCTTTGAACTTCTCAACTGACCATCTACCATTAGAGTCCACATCTAGGTCAAAGATACCTGCATTGGACACATTGGTTTGTGCACCAGTTTCAGCAACCTTATAGATGGTTCTGATGATCTCTCTGTTGATTTCAGCAAGGATTTCAGTTGAGAGAATGTTTGCTAACTCAGCTTCAGCATCAAGACCATGAATTGCCTTGAGGTCTTGTGCTAGCTCTAGGGTGTACTCAGCCTTGAGTGCTCTAGACTTTGCAGTAACTGAAAGTTTCTCAATGCTGAATGCCATTTGGTTGAATGCATTAGCAGCATCATCACCCAATGCTTCAGAAGCAGAAGTTCCAAAACCTTGACCAACTTTGTAGTCAACGCCAAGTGCACCTGCAGAATTCAATAGGGAAGGGTTGCTACCAGCAGCATTGCCACCAAGAGCAAAACCAGTAGTACCAAAACCTACAGATACACCACCATCAGAACCACCAGTGTAATCACCTTGAGTAAGGTTTGCGCTGTTGTTTTGTGCTGAGAATGCAGTATCTGGCTCATTGAATAGAGCTTCTTGTCCAGACTGATTAACATATCTGGTTCTCATTGCAAAGATTAGTCCAGTAGGACCATTCATTGGTTGAACACCAGCAAGATCATATGCAACCAGATTGGGCATGGAGCGTCTGATCAATGAAATCAGAACGGGATCAAAACCAGCTACAGGACCTGCAGCAGTAGCAGAACCAGAGAATCCTGGGTTTGACTGTGACTGGGTGTTGATATTAGGAGCAGCTTCAGAAATGAAGGCTCTCTCTTCTCTTAAAAATCTTTCTTGGTTTTCTAGCAGTTGAGCGGTAACTGCTCTTCTGTATGGATCCTTGATTTGATCAAGACCCTCTGCTTCCAGAAGAGGTTGCCACTTGTTCTGCATTTGTTCATTGAGGAACATTTGCTTTTTCTCCTTGTTTAGTCTTGGTAAGTGTTTGCTTAACTACAAATATTTAGTATAACTTAAAGTTCACTTTGAGAATTTAGACACTGCTTTCAGATATGAATTCATTTGAGGAGAATATTCCTCTACATTTTCTTGAATCAGTATTTCTTCTCTACGAGATCCTGTTGCTCTTGGGAAATATGATTCCTTCAGAGTTTCCAGTTTCTCACGATAGTTTTCTTCACCTTCAAACCCAACACTTTCAGCAAGACTTGCAAGTTTTTCTTTCTGAGTTAAAGCTAACCCTTCAGAAACTTCATTGATAATAGTGTCGCTTACTGCTTCACACAGTCTTTGATTTAATTGAACATTTCTTTCGATCTGTTCATTGAGTTTTGATTCCATTTCATCTAGTCTTTCGACCATTCCCTCTAACACATTATATTTATCTTCAGGGATTTCTACATAATGTTCTTCAAAGAGTCCTTTTAGACCAGTCATAAAGGACTCTGATAATTCTGATTTGATTCCAGTTTCAATTTGAAGAGCATTCTCTTCAACCCATTCTTCGGAAACATACTCAAGATATGCATCTACTCTTTCTGTAAGTTCCTCTTTGATTGAGGTGACTTCTTGTACAAGAGCATGGTCAAAATGCTCTTGCATTGCTTCTAGTGCTACAATCAATTTAGATTTAACTGCAGCTTCAAAAATAGTAGTTGCCTTGTTCATGAAAGATTCAGAAAGATCTTCACCCTCCATAAGAGCATTAATATCTTCTGAATAATCAACATCTTGATTGATGATTTGATTAATTGTCTCTTCTAAAGAGATAGTTTCTTCTTCATCATCATCAGTATACTCATCACCCTCTACTTGGTCCTCTTCTGATTCATCAGATTCAAGAACTAGGTCCTCTTCGTCTGATTCAGTTTCTTCATAAGACATAGCAGATGTGTTGGCATGTTGCATTGGATCAGGACCCTTTGCACCTTTATGTTGAACATCTCTAACTGCTTTTAATTTAGAAGCAGGAGTCTTATACTTATTTGACTCATCATCTGGTTTTGAATTTTGGGGAGTTGGACCTCCTAAATCTTCAACTCCATTAACAAGACCTTCTCCTGGAATAGTTGCTCTTTGCATAGACTCTCCAGGTTTAGCACCTTTGTTTACTGCAGTGACAGATTTTTTAGTAGATACTTCCATTTCTTGTAAATCGTTACCGACACTCATTTGTATGCTCCGAATAAAAATCTTTGATTTATTCTATATTTATTTATAAATTACAGATTTAACAGATATTCTCCAAACAATTTTAATTTGGATTTTTCATTTAATTCTTTACTTTCTGAAAGTCTTTCAACTTTTCTTTGAGTAATAGAAGCATTTATTTCTTTCAGTTTTCCTCCATCCCACACCCACTCCTTTCCTTCCATGATGCCCTGAACAAAGGCATCTGGTGCTGATGGATCTGCAACAAGATCTGCTGCAGTTGCAAGCATAAAATCATCTCCAATATATTTTACTCCATCTCTTTCTATAAGAGATCCAATTCCCCTAGAAGAAACACCAAGTTTAACTCCTTCACCTAGAAGAGACTTAGCAATATTTCCCATTGGGGTATCAAGAATTTTTGCTTTACCTACAAAATTATTTCCTTCTGATTTGAGACTTGTAATCATATGTGAAACTCTATCCAGATTTACGGTTGGTCCATCTGGATGTCCAAGTTCCCCAAGTGCTCTTCCTTGAGTTATAAAATTCTTGGTATAATTATCAACTTCTCTGGAGAGAATTTGAATTGGATAGCACCTACCATTTCTGTTAGTTACTTCTGCTTGAAGAAATGGTCCCTGAATATACAAGGTTTTTTTCCCATCTTTTTCTTCTGTAATAATTTCTACTGATTCTATTTCTTCCGTAATTAGTTTCATTGGATTATGCCTGAGATGCTATTTGTACTTCTGCAATATGAAGATGTGAGTTGTTTAATTCAGGATATACTTCAATTTTTATAGATCTTGAAACAATTGCATTAGTTACAGTCAATGCTCCACCAACTGCAGTGCTATTAAAATTAAGAATAATTGAAGAATCAGTTTTAGATAAAATTTCTACATATGAAGTGTTTATTCCAGCATGTTGAGATCCAATAATACTTACATGATCCCCAACAACAAATGGGTTACCAAAATTTTCACCAAATGAAACAGTTGTTGTAGCACCAGTTGTTATTCCTGAAATTTTTTGTCTAGCAACTCTTTCTTTAATAATTTCACTAGTATTTTGTGGAATTGTAAAGGAGGATTCTGATGATACTGCAACATTAGAATTTCCATCTTTGACTGCAATATGACACCCTCCCCCAAGAGCACTTAATCTTAAATATCCAGTTTGTAAATTAATTACTCCACTAGTAGCAATTCCATTGTTTGGTGGAAGTACTGCTGGGATGGTTTGAACAATCTTTAGTGACATTACTCTTCCTCTAATCCAAACATAGTTTGTGCTATAGCAGGTCTTACTTCATCAATGGTATTTGAAGATTTGTAATATAAAATTTCTTTTATTTTGTCAGATACTTCTTCTGGAGAAGAACCAGAAAGTACCATATCCATAAACTCAGCAGAAGGATTCATAAAAATACTAGGTATATTGAATTATTTATATTTCAGCACCTTTGGCATTTATTGAAGTTGTTTTATCTGCACTAGAAAGATCAGATTCTTTTGGATTTGCTCCTAAAGTTTGATTACCTGCTGCCATTGGTTCTAGTGGCATACCATCTAGTCCAACTGGTGGCATTAGTTTGGGATCTGGATATTCTCCACTTTTAATTTCATTTTCCATCAATCTATTTTCATCATTAATTTCTTGATCAGTCTGCCTTAAAATTTTTCTTCTTATATAATCTTTAGAATAATAAGTTCCAATATATGGTTGAATGGCAACCATAAGATTTAAAC